CTAATAGCTTCAGTTGTTCCATACATGGATGATAATCCTAATATTATACCTGAGTTAGAAAAGTATATGAAGATAGAACACGAACAAGCTTTACCTGAACTAAAAGTAGTTAGTAAAAAAGGTAATGTAATAAATTTAAACTTTAAATCTAAAACTAATGGGAGTGCTTAATGGCTGCATCAATAAAAGAAATGATAGACTTTGAAAAAGGTTTAGATGATATGGTTAATCATCCACCACACTATAATCAAAAAGGTATAGAGTGTATTGATGCTATAGAAGCTGCTACAGATAAAGGTTTTGAGTATTACTTGCAAGGTAATATAATTAAATACCTGTGGAGATATAGATATAAAAATGGCATAGAAGACTTAAAAAAAGCACAATGGTATCTAAATAAATTAGTAAGGATTAAAAATGGCAGTAAGGATTAAAGTATTAATGACTATTAATATTGATGAATCTGAGTACCCAATGCCAGTCGATGAAAGAGTTGACGAAGAAGTAGAAGATGCTTTAAAAGAGTATTTTCATGACATAGAAGGAATGAATGTTAAAAACATTAGAACAATTATGGAGAACGTATGAGTAAAAATGATATAGTTTTACCCACAGACTATCAAAACTTTATAGCATTATCTCGTTATGCTAGATGGATACCTGAAGAAAAAAGAAGAGAAACTTGGTCAGAGACTGTAGATAGATATTTAAATTATATGCAAGACCATTTAGTATCAAAACATAATTTTGATGAAGTTATATTTTATGAATTAAAAGATAAACTGCATAATGCTATTGTAAATTTAGATGTTATGCCATCTATGAGAGCTTTAATGACAGCAGGTAAAGCACTAGATAAGTGCAATGTAGCAGGATATAACTGTTCATATTTACCTGTAGATAGTCCAAGAGCATTTGATGAAACTATGTACGTACTTATGTGTGGTACTGGTGTAGGCTTTTCTGTAGAAAGAGAAAATGTAGATAAACTTCCTATTGTTAATGAACATTTTGAAGATAGCACTACAGTTATTAAAGTAGCAGATTCTCGTTCAGGTTGGGCAAGAGCATTGCGTGAGTTAATAGCTATGTTATATGTGGGACAAATCCCACAGTGGGATGTATCTGATGTAAGACCTGCAGGAGCTAGATTAAAAACATTTGGTGGCAGAGCATCAGGTCCTGCACCATTAGTAGATTTATTTGAATTTTGTATTGAGATATTTAAAAATGCAGCAGGTAGAAGACTCTACCCTATTGAATGTCACGATATAATGTGTAAGATTGGTGAAGTTGTTGTAGTCGGTGGGGTAAGACGTAGCGCACTTATCAGTCTTTCCAATCTTGGTGATGACCAAATGCGTCATGCCAAGTCTGGACAATGGTGGGAAACTGAAGGGCAACGTGCGCTAGCTAATAACAGCGTTGCCTATAAAGGTAAAATACAAATGGAAACTTTTATGAGAGAGTGGTTATCTCTTGTAGAAAGTAAATCAGGAGAACGTGGTATATTTAATCGTAAGTCTGCAAAAGAACAAGCAATGAGAAATGGTAGACGTAAAACTAATTACGAATTTGGCTGTAATCCGTGTAGTGAAATTATATTAAGACCATATCAATTCTGTAATTTATCTGAAGTAGTTATAAGAGCAGATGATACTCTTGAAACATTAAAAGAAAAAGTTAAAATAGCTACTATACTAGGCACATTTCAATCTACTCTTACAGATTTTAAATATTTACGTAAGGTATGGAAAGATAACACAGAAGAAGAAAGACTGTTAGGTGTATCTCTTACAGGAATTATGGACAGTAAATTATTAAATGATTACAACACTATATTTTTAGAAGATGGTCAACAAGTATTTGATGACAGTCGCATAGGTAATATATTAAAAGATTTAAAACAAACTGCTATTGATACAAATAAAGAGTATGCAAAAACTTTAGGTATACCTGAATCAACAGCTATTACTTGTGTAAAACCTAGTGGTACAGTTTCACAATTAGTAGACAGTGCTAGTGGTATTCATTCTAGACATAGTAAATATTATATACGCACTGTACGTGGAGATAACAAAGACCCACTAACAGAGTTTATGAAAGAAAGTGGCATACCGAATGAACCTGATGTAATGAAACCTGATAGCACAACAGTATTTAGTTTTCCAATGAAAGCACCTGACGGAGCTACAACTAGAAATGATTTATCAGCTATTGACCAGTTACGTATGTGGCAAGCTTTTCAAGAGCATTGGTGTGAACATAAACCATCTGTAACTATTTCTGTAAAAGAAAGTGAGTGGTTGCATGTTGGAGCTTGGGTATATGAAAACTTTGATGACATATCAGGAATTAGTTTTTTACCACATAGTGACCATACTTATGCACAAGCACCTTATCAGGAAGTTAAAGAAAGCGAATATAAAGCACTTTTAGATAAAATGCCTGACATTGATTGGAATAACTTGACATCTTATGAAAAAGATGATACAACAGCAGGGGCAAAAGAGCTTGCCTGCACTGCAGGAGCTTGCGAGGTCGTAGACATAGGGAACACATAATTTAGGTATGTTACCCTTCGGAGGGTATGTTATACCCCTCTGAGGGTCTTTATATCAAGACTTTTTTTAAACATTAACAACTTTGGAGCATTTTATGCAACATTTAGAACCTAGTAAGAAAAATCAAAAGAAATTTGACATAGACTTACAATATGGTAAATTAAGAGAAAAAAAGATAGCAGAGATGCTAGAAAATAAAAAGATAGAGGTAAAAAGTGAAAGAGACTTATGGCAAAAAACAGGCAATATCGCGATTGAATACGAGTCTTATGGAAAACCTAGTGGCATCCATAGTACGGAAGCGGATTATTGGTTTCATAATTTATGTATCGGTGAAGACACATTTGCTACTCTTGTCTTTGAAACAAAAAGTTTAAAACGTATTATAGACAAACTTGACTATAAGAGAACAGTATCAGGTGGTGACAATATGGCATCACGTATGTATTTATTAAATATACAAAAACTGTTTTCATCTGATGTAATTAAAGCATTTAAATCAAAGGAGAAATAAATGAGAGAAATGTTAATAGGTGCTGCTCGCACATACTATATGGGCATGATTAATAAACATATGGCAAATATGGAAGTGTTACTTACTAATCCTACAGGTATAGGAGAAGATGCACATCAAGATATACAAGCAGTTATTGAAATAGAATTAGGTAAGATAGCTGACTATCATGACAAGCTAGAAATGTTACAAAAGTTTTTCGTAAAATCACAGCAACAAGAACAACCAAAAGCTGAGGAGAAAAAGAAAGATGATAAATCGTAGACACGGTTTAAGTAAATATGATGCCCCTTTAAGAATACAATTTCAAAAGGGGTACGATAGTTTTAAAAGAGGTAGAATAAAAAATCCTTTCAATCCTAACTCTATGCAATATAGAGAATGGGAAAGAGGATTTAGTGTTGCTTTTTTTCAAAACTTAAAAAGAGTAAAAAATTATGAATTTAGAAATAGAAGCAAAAAAGTTTCTTAAAAGGAAAAATATGAGTAATATAACTGCTACTGAATATCAAAACAAAGCTAAAGAAACTGCTATCTTTCCTGCTGATAAAGCCTTAGAGTATTTATCTCTAGGGCTAGTGGGAGAAGCAGGTGAAGTAGCTAATAAAGTTAAAAAATTAATTAGAGATAAAAAAGTATTACATGATACAACTGTAATATCTAGTGAGATAGGAGATGTAATGTGGTATTGTGCTATGTTAGCAGACTATTTAGATGTTAATTTAGGAAAAATTATGGATGATAACTTGGATAAGTTAAAGTCTAGGAAGCAACGTGGTACTTTAGGTGGTACTGGAGATAATCGTTAGTTAGTAAAAGCATTAGGATTTAAACTTTTAAACTCATTTACTTCGTCTCTCCCTTTAAATTGCTTTGCATAAAAAATTAAAGCACTGTAATTATAGGGAGTTTTTCTTGTAGGCTTACCATGATTTTGTTCATATAATTTTATAGCTCTTTCTCTATCTAACCTATCCATTCTTTCAAACTTAACTTTGTCCATAGGATTAAAACCATATCTTTTTATTCCTTCAGTTAAAGGTTCATTATTTATATTATCTATTTTACGTAAATCATACTTGCCTTTTATTTTTCTATTAGTAAATGATACTGCATCCTCTCTTATTTGTGATTTATGCCTATCTAGTATTTCTCTAATTCTATTTTTTTGACCTGTTGTATTTTTTTGTTTTTTATATTCTTGATATATTTCATCGTTTTCTAATACAGGTGATAAATATTGAGAAGAAAATTCTCCCATAAATTGATTGTATAATTGGTCAGCTTCAGGCACACCACTTCTAGATTTTAATATATTTAAATTCATTTTTAATCTTAACATTTCTTTTTCTATAAATGGTCTTTTTTCTTTTAATAATATACCATATGTTTGTCTAGTTATTGGTGTAGTCCTTCTTATTTTTTCTGATTGAAAAGCTGACTCTAAAGGTTCGGATACTTTTGTACCAAGTGACTCAGCTAGTATCTTTTCAAAAAATACATTTCCAGGTATTCTAGCTACGGACCTATTAATTATTGTAGAAAGTAAATCTGTAGACCTAGATTGCTTTACTATTCTATACTCATCAGGAGCTAAAAAAGTATTAAACACATCCTGACTAAAAGTTAATGGAATAGTAAAAGTATTAACAATATTAGCTGCACCCTTACCTCCTAAAGCATATAAACCCTCTAAACTACCATCTTCAAAATCCGATAATGCACTATCAAAAGCCCATAAACCCATACCTGCTCTCATTTGAGTTCCTGTTAAAGCTTGGGCAGACTCCTTAATAAAATCTTTACCTCTTTCTTTTAATACAGGGTCTCCGTTTTTCATACGTAAATATAAGTCTGCAAAATATAAGTATGGAGCTGCAGGAAAAAAAGGTCTTAAATCATACGTTTTACCTTCGGCAGTTTTACCTTCCCACCAATTTTCTCCTGAATATTCACTATCTCTGTATGCAACTGCTCCTGCAAAAGCTCCTAAACCTACTAAACTTTTAGCTACTTCTTCATAGCCCTCTGCACCTGGTTTTACAAATGAACGATATGAACCTTGAAATATGTAAGCAGGAGAATACTCGTAAGTAAATCTCATAGCATTAGCTATAAATCTAGGAAATGGCATAAATGATGTAGTTAAAAATGGAACTTTTTGAGCTAAGTTTATCATTAATTTAGCAGTAGGACCATCAGGAGATTTTTGGTAAGTAAAATATAAAGCTTCTTCTATAGCATTATTTAACGCATTTTTACCTTCTTTAGAATTAAAAGTTTGATTAAATCTTCCCTCTTTTATAATATCTATAATATCATGTTCTTTTCTTAATGCAGTTAAATTTGTATAATTTTTAGCTGCTAGTCGTGTAGAATACATTTGATTTAACTGTCTCTTCAAAGAAGATACAAAAGCTGTGCGCTTAAAGAAATTATCTGATATAGTATTTAAAGCATTCATTTCTTTACCGATTGCTCTCATTGTAGTTAGTTTACCTGCATCTTTTCCAGACGCATTTTCTATATCTCTTAGTTCTCTGTACAAAGATTGTGCTTTTTTTGCAAAGTTTAATTTAAACACAGAGTCTATAGCATTTATTTCTGTTCTATTTGCTAATCCAAATACCATTGCAAACATATCATCATTGGGTTTATAATCTAATAAACCTGTTTTACCTGCAGCCATTTTAGTTCCTGTAGTGTAGTCAACACCTTTAATAAAAGTAGCTATAGACCTATCTAATAGTTTTGTAGCAAAATCAAATCCAACTCTAGTATAACCTGATATAGTATTACGATACGTAGTAGCAACTTGTGATGTCATAAAAGATAAACGTAGTTGGTCTAATTGTCTTACAAAAGTTTGTCTGCCTTGTCCTGCAACATTTAATAATTCTCTAGCATCTCCTTTTTCTGCTAGTTCTCCCATCTTTTTTATAGTTTCTTTGGCTTCTCTACCCATACCAAAAACATCCGTAGAAGAGTCTGATACCTGTCTAATCATTCTTACTACGTCTCCACCTGATTTTAATGTTTTTGCAGCATCAGACATATTTGCCATAAATAAATTAGCAAAGTCATCTCCGTTAACATTATATTTTTGATA